CTCAATCGCACCAAACGGTGAGAACGTCGGGTTCGCCATCAGCACTACGCTCGCCTCGAACACGATAATCATTATAGCGAGCGTCACTACCTTAGTGCCCTGCCCGGTGATACCGTTCTTCTCGCGGTTCATGTCGTTGACGTAAAGGAGCGTCCCGAGCAGGCAGCATCCAATGACGCTACCCCAATAGCTCGATGCGTCCTGTGCCTGAAGCCATCCAACAAACACCAGCCCTGCCGCGAGGTATGGGACCATTATCAGGAAACGGGATTCGTTCGACATCCCAGAGAACGCTGCCAAAACAACGATCAGGAAAATGCTGATGTAGTTGTAATACATTATCGCGTCTGCCGCTGGAACAACGTTTTCAATACCAAGAGGAATAAGCATCCCTAGTGGGGAGTGCGTCATCAAGGAACTGGTCTGGGTTACATAACCAGCACTGGCAGTGCCAGCAAGAAGCGCAAGGCAGAGGATGAGCAGCATTACGACTTTTCCGCTTCCTCGCATAGTTAAAATGTGGTTTGCCATATTTAATACCTCCTAACATACCGTCGTAGCGTTGTATCCCCATAAGTATTCCGTCCCGATTGGCGCTTTCAGAATCGTGTGGTTATCCAGGATCTTTGTTCCTCCGAAGCCAGACCATGTGGTGTTGTGGACTTCGGTGCCGTTGTCGCGGAACCAAGCCCGGAACATTACTTGACTTGTGCATACGCTGGAATCGGTGTATTCCATTCCCATCATCAGGGCAGTGGAGTTTATTGAGTACCACGGCAGCGAAGCGTTGCGGGATGCCAAGGTGTTGTTGTAGGAAGTCTGCCCGGTCGTCCTGACGTAGATTACATACTCTGGGTCCGACGGATAGATTTTCTTTGTCGCCGATACGCCAGAGGTTGTGTTGGTGATGGTGAAGAGGTACTGGATAGACTTGAACGCCGTGAACACCAGCCCTCCGTTGTCGTCGGTTGTTCCTGACATCGCCACGCTGGAGTTGAGCATATCTGCAGCAACGGCAGCCGAAACCCCATACGCTCCAACCAGCCATGTTGGATCGGTGCTCGGCAAGGTTGTGGCGATGTAGCTGGCGCTCACCGACGTTTCAGGCAAAGGTTTGCCATACAGGTCCACAATCCTGATCCTCACCTGCCATGGTGTGTACCATGTGTTGTAGGAACTGGATGCGTCTGCTGCTGCAGGTGTCATAGAAACGGCATGGCTCGCATCAGCGTCGAAGACATAGGTTATGGTTCGCGGTGCGTATCCGGTCGATGAAAATGTTACGGTGTAAAGCCCGAATGGTTCCGTCAAGTATCCAGTGCCATTCGTGGTGACATAGGATTTACCAGACGATGATACGATAGTGACGTTGGTTATCGGAGCGAGGGTGCCGCTGTCGGAGATGGTGAATGTCTGGAGGTACTGCCCAGACAACCACACGTCGTTGTAGGTGTAGTTGCTGATAGAGCCGTTGATATTCACCGAGTCTGTTGAAGAATTTGAATAACCCGCTTTGCTTCCGTGAACATCGTAATCTGATTCATTCAGGAGAGTGCCAGAGTTCAGGCGATAGAACCCGGTGATTGGTATCGAGGTATTGGTAACCTGAGCTGTTGCATTGACGCCATCAACTATCGCTGCTGGTATCGGCTGCCCGTACGCGGTATCCCTGACGACACCGAGAATACCAAGCGGGCTGACAACCGGCGTCAGATTTACCAGTGAGAGGTTGATGTTGTAGGTTTTGGCGATTAACGGTGTGAACGTAAAGGTGTACTTCCGGTGAAGCGGTGCCGTGGCATTGATGGTGATTGCCGCCCCAGACAGATAGTTTGTCGCAGAATAGTTCCCATCCGTTATCGTGGTGAGATTGTTGATAATGCTGCTCTGCGTGATGTTGATATTAGCACCGGATATTGGCAAGCCAGTTTCAGCATCGTTGACATATCCTTCAATAGTTACATACGATGTCAGTTCTGCGTAATCATAGTTCATCCAGATTACGGAACCGTCAGAACGTTTGGTTGCCTTGACAATGCCGTAGTAGACACCGAGCGGATCGGTTGCGGTGAACGTGTAGGTCTGGGTTCCAGAGCTTGCGGAGATTGCGGTGCTCTGCGTGGTTGCTCCGGTTGTGCCACTTACTATGTCTATAGCGTAATCGTAGGTGCTGGTGTCCCAGTACGCTCCGAGAACTGAATAGGTGAGGGTTGCCGTGTCTTCACCGCTGTAATCATCTTTGTCGAAAGAGATGGTTGCACCGGAACCGAGATACCATATTTCTTCAGATACAGCACCGGTTCCAGTAACCGTAGTATAATATCTCCCGTATGGTGCTGATGTATTGAATAGTGCGTCGTAGACATTCCAAGTGCCATCTTTGATGTATGCGGTTCCGGTATATTGTGTGGCGTAAGTATCTCCAGTATCTATATTCATCAGAACGATTGTTTTATTTTCCAATGTTGGGGCGGGGATTGTGGTGTTTCCTCTGGCAACTCTATAATACATATTTGTTGAAGAAACTACAGTGTCGTTGTTGTACCGAAGTCCAGAGGAAGCTGGAGTTATAAAATCTTTAACTAGTTTATACCCAGTGTATGATGGTTGTGTCACAACGTAAAGATTTTCAGAATCTCCATATACGAAATCGTCAAACTTATGGGTGCCTGAGTTTACAGAGCCAAAGTATATATAAGATGGATTCAACGATATAGATTGATTTCCCCCATTATAAACCTGTGCCCCATTGGTGTACAAATAAGCATAACCCCCGCGTATGATTATTTCGTATCTGGTGTTAGGGAGTGCGGAGTCACCGCTGCCTCCATAACCGTATCCAACAATGGTATTCATATTGGTATCAAGCAAAAGAACATAGTAATTATTTGTTGATACAGACGAAGATACCGCGGAGTATGTAGTTTGCAGCGGATTTAGATTTTTTATTCCACCTGTTGTGGACATCCAAGAGTTCCCTCCGGTGGCATTCTGAACGAAAGCGCAAGTCCCTGTGCAATTTACAAGATTCAAATCTGCAGGATATTGGAAATCGTTACTTATTGCAATCACCGAGCAGCACACCATCGCCAGCGCCAGCAACACCAGCAGCAGCCGCTTCATCGCAGTATCCTCCGAAGGAACCCATCCGACGTTTCGCCCTTGCGTTTCTTCTTATTGAACATATCCCGCGTTGACGGACGGAGCCATATTGTCGTTCCTGGTGTTTTACGCCCACTCATACAATGCAATAGCAATGGCAAAGTATAAAAAAGGTTGTATCAGAATGGCGATGGGGAAATCTCTACCATCGCATTGACACCAGAGAAACGATTGTCAAGAACGACGTATCCTACCGTCGATGATGTGATGGTGCATTTCATGGTGTACTTCGGGAAGATATCGACTGGGGAAACAATACCGTGCCAGAACCTGTGATAGACGGAATCGTAGGTGAGTTTGGATTCTGACGATTCGAGAAGCATCCTGTCGTTACCGGTTGCGATGGTGTAGACTGCGATTGGTGCCCCCGACCGGATGTAATACGTCCAGTTGATTCCCACAGGATACGAGATAACCTCATCCTTGAATACCAGCACCGATTCGTCAACCATACCCACATCAAGCCCGGCTACAGGAACTGTCGTATCGACTGGCGCTTCGTTGGTGATGGCTATGTACGTCGGGGCGTTGATATCCTCTTTGACGAACTGCTTATCTATGTGAACTTCGTTCTCTACCTTCTGGTAGTTTCCATCCCCTACGATAACCCCAGTTGCATCCTGATCGGTGTTGGCAAGAGCCGGGGCTGCAACAAGAGCGATGATAAGACAGGCAATAAAAAGAGGGTTAAGCGATGTTGACATTCGGCACTACCTGTACTGACTTGAAGGCACGCTTCATGCTGGCATCGGCCTGCTGGCCTACATTCTTTCCCTTGTAGTTGACGTTGGCTGCTATCTGAATCGACTTGCAGGATTTACTCATGGATGCAAAGGAGAACTGTTCTACGTTCTTTCCTCCGATGTCTACGTTGACGGCACCCTGAATTGACTCCCGCGATTTCGTCATCGTGGCTTCGGATTCCTGGTAGATGTTCTTGCTTCCCATTGCAAAGTTACCAGCGACCTGAACGCTGCCGGATACTTTGTTCATGGTCCCTGTTGCAAACTGTGTTGTAGCTGCCGCTGCAGGAGCTACTGCAATCACCGCAAGGATAGCGAAGATTGCCAGAACTGCGAATGTGAACTTCATTTCTTTTTCTCCTGTTGTTTCAAAGGATGCCCGCACCGTGAACACCGCACCGGGTTTTCTACCCGTGGGATGTATGTGGCATGGCAGTAGGGGCATGTGAACTTCGGAATCTCTGCCATACATATACATCATCATGATAACAGATAAATATATCTGTTCAGAGGTTGATACCAAAATATGGACAACCTTAACCTGACACCAACACAGCAGGAACGGCTTGATGAACGTGATGCATTCCTGAAAATGGATTTGCCGGAAATTGTCGATGAGATTGCACGGCTCGATGCCGTCTGTTATTTCATTGATGACCAGTATAACGGAGCGTAGAGAGAAATTAGAGAAGAACCTGCGATATCTGGATGATATTGGATATCACTGCAGCGCAGGTGACGCAGGCGCTCCCGGCAACCGGTAGCCACCCACTACCCTTTTCTGTTTTCTCAACGATAATAACCGCCACGATCATCCCGAGCATGAACAGTATCTTGACTTCAACGATATGATCCACCAGCGGTGCCATGAATGGGTTGGCCTCGTGCATTCCGATAGACAATGCTATCTTTGTGGTGATGATATCAGCTGCGGTGAATACAGCGAGTAGGTAGTACCAGATAACTGCCCAGATCATTCTTGTTTCTCCCGTATCCGTTTCTTGAATGCCTCTATGCGTTCAAGATATTCCTTGTAAATGTCTTCAGGGCCGCGAGGTTTGTTGTCTGCCTTGCGGTATGCGGATTTGCCGTCACACATGCTGGAACATCCCCAATATGTTACTCGCCGTCATTGCTGCAAAATACACCAGCATCGCCCAATCGCCAAGGCCCCCGTCCCACAGGAGCAGGATGCGCCCGATGAAGTAGACCATGAACATAGGGTTCGACAGCATCCAAGTTGCCCGCGCTCCGGTGTAGTCCCTGCGCTGGTTGAACAGCCAAACTCCGTATAGCGCAATGACGGATGCGGTGAGTGCTATTGAGAAGCCGAAGTCGATCACGGTTTATACTCCGGCACTCGGTCATACAAGAACCGCAAGCACATGGCCCCTGCCTGAATAACTTCCTTACGGCAGTTGTTATGCCGAGTCGGGTTTTTCTGATTGAGTTTCACTACCTCCCAGAGTTCGTCTATCTCTTCCAGAATGATCGCATATCCTTCGTGCTCTGACGCGAACGCTGGAAATTTAGATGATGCTTTCAGGAACTCCTCATAAATTTCTTCTGAAAGGTTAGCTGCCTTTTCCACATTAATCGTTGTCATAGTCGCCTTCTCCTGCAAACCAGAACGCTACGAACACGCCGTCTTTCTTCTCTGGCTTTGCTACGAGGGTTTTCATTTCTTTCCTCCATACACGTTCCCCCATGGTTTGTTATCCGCAGGGATTTTCCCAGACATAACAACAAGCGGGTCAGACCCTTCGTAACTTGCAAAGATGGCGTGGCTGTCAACGTCTTTCGACTTCTTGACAAACAAATGTATTGTTCCAGATTTCTTAATGTCAAACACGGTGTTGATTGTTTCAACAAACTCTGCGAAAATTTCCGGAGCGTATCCTCCTATGTGTTCAAGATTCTCCGCGCTCTCAACAATTCCGATAGTTCTGTCTGGATTGTGGTCAATAACTTTCATTTCGTTTTCCTCACGTAATCAATAATCTTCGATGACGCATCTTCAGCCCCGCGACCGACAATCACCGTGTCGCCAATGCCTTCAAGATACGCTATAATCCGTTTCTGTTCTTCTGACAATTTCCCTCCTTGCTTCCGTTTCATCTCAATCCACAATCGGAATGCCGGGACATACAAATCGGGCACTCCCGGGACAACACCTTCAGCTCTCAATTTCTTTGCGGTAGTCATCGCCCGATACTCACCGTTTGGTATAGAAAATATCAGGGTTTCCGGGAACTTTTCGCGGAACCATCTCACCAAACCCTGCTGTTCCATTGTCTCGGTTGAACACATTAGCATTCTAATTTCACCTGCCAGCTTGGTTTTTTCTGGGTATTGTCGAATACAATACCAACCACGTCGAAAAACTTCCCTCTGGGTTTAACAGATATAGCAACTGGCTTTCTCCAGAACTCGCTTTCTTTCAACGCCTGGTCTACCGTCGTCGCCTTCCCCCCGAACCTACGGACGATTGCCAAAGATTTTTCTGCGAAGTATCCTCCATGGTCAAGCCCAAGATAGGTGTAATATTCCTTATCCAGTTTGGTGAAGAATGTAACCTTGATGCTATCCGGCTTTCCGATTTTTTTGTGCCTTCCGTACCACACGCCTTCGATCTGCACCACTTCCGGTTTCACCTGCCCGGACATTACAGCACCTCCAAAGGCTTCTGTACCATGTGGGGCGACTGCGGGGAACTCAAACCCACAATCACATACTGTAACCCTTGCGTGGATGATAGCATGGCACTGCGGGCATTCTTTGAGTGGTGCTGCTTTTACTGGATCACCAAACGCCGTTTTGCGTTTTATAGGATCTACAGCATCAATTGGCCCGTGTTCAACCACGTTGCCTCCGTAATCAAGGAGCAATGCATTCTCCTTCTCTGGATACGGTCTCATCGATCTTCCAACCATCTGAATATATTTTCCTGTGGAGCGGGTCGAGGTAAGAAGTGCGACAAGATCGCATCTGGGAATGTTTATACCTGTAGTCATCACACCCACATTTGCAATCGCCCGCAGCTTGCCGTTTTTGAAATCGGATATAACAGTATCTCGTTCCTCTTTTGGAGTGTCACCGGTTATCACCCGACATTCGATTCCGCATTCTCTTACAGCAGTGGCAACATGTTCTGCATGTTCCACCCCGCTGCAGAACAGCAACCATGCTTTTCTTTCCTCCCCATACGATACGATTTCTCCTACAGCCTGCTTTATGAGTTCCGGAGAGTCGGCTGCGTGTGCCAGTTCCCCAGGAGCGTAATCTCCGGCCTGTATCTTGACACCCTCTAGATTAATCTTGCATACGCCCCCTTTGGAGATTACATCGACAAGATAACCGTCATGTATGAGTTTCTTGATATCAACTGAATAGGCAATCCCGTCGAATAGAGCATCTTTGCCTTCGTGCAGCATTCCGGAGTCAAGGCGATACGGAGAAGCAGACAGCCCAAAAATTGCAACATCTGGGTTTGCCAGTTTCATGTCTCGGAAAAACTTGCCGTATCTGGTATCTGCGTCTCGCGGGATAAGGTGACATTCGTCAACGATGACGATGTCTACTTTTCCAAACTCAAATACGCGGGAATACACCGATTGAATCCCTGCAAAAGTTATCTGGGCTGATATCTGGCGTTTACCCAAACCGGCTGAATAGATTCCAGTGTTCGCTTCAGGCCAAAGGGATTTCAATTCCTTCTCGTTTTGTGTTAGTAGTTCCCTAACATGGGCGAGCACCATTATCTTTACTGAAGGACAGTCCATACAAACCCTGCGACAGAACTCTGCTATGATTAGACTCTTTCCACTCCCGGTAGGTGCAGCGATGATCGGGGCCTTCCCCTTGTCGTGTTCCCAGTACTCAAACAGCTTCAACAGGGATTCCTCTTGATAGTCACGGAGAAGCATCATATCTCAATCTCCCCGCTCGCCATCTTGTCTATAATCTCTTGCAACTCAGTTGATGCTATCGCGCCAGGACCATTTACAAGTTGCCCGTAGGAGATAGTGCCTGCATCCGCATCAGAGTCTGTAACTTCCAGCGGGACAAACCCTGGGTTGAACACATGACATTGTTGAGTAGCCCGCTGCTCGTCCCCGCACAGAACATGTTTATCCCTAGAGCAAGTCCACGTTCCATTCTGTTCTGGAGTAACCATCGCGCAGGTCCGACAGTTTACTTCTGGCAACTGGTTAAGGTGGCACACGGCTTTGTGCTGGCAATACCGGCAACGAAAATCATCTACGCTGTCTGAAATCTGGAATGGTGGTACATCTGCAAAGACAATTCGCTCGGCTTTTAGTTCGAGACGTTTAATCAGGTCTTTATCAAGATTGACCCTCTCTCCATACAATTCGTCCGTGTCCTTGCACACACAGAAATAGTACGCTCTTTCCAATCCAGCCCATTTCATGTATTGCTGCATCTGGCAGTAGTGGGTGAACTTTGATCGTTGCACCCCAGACTTCTTTAAAGACGAGAACGATTTGGAGTTCGCCGTCTTTATTTCTATTACATGCCACTGCTTTGATTCCTTGAACCCGCACGCCACTCCGTCGCATGAGCCTGCGTAGTGTCCCCCAAACATTTCGTAGCGAATTTGCTTTCCAGTTTCAGGATCGAGATCGTAAACATCGCATCCGATGTCACGGAGGTTCTTTACTATTCTCGGTTCCTGCTGGTTGCCACTCTCAAAAAGCCGCAGCATCCTTCCGTCGAAGCACGGGTTTGTCGCCCACCGGAAAGAGTAGAACAGTGAGCGCTCGCATTCGTTCCCAATGAGGGACGCCCCCAAATGATTTCTTCTCCAATCTCCGTTTCTGTCAACGTATGACTGGTAAATGCTATCAATCGTTGGAAGTGTTAAGTCCGGTAGTTCGACCATGATCGCGTCACCAAAAAATATTATTTTTTTTGCCAGGGCATCTTTTTCTTTGCCTGTTCTGTTGCTAGAGATGATTGCTTTGACGCAGACGACCCTTCGGTTACCGCCTTCCCGTCTGCCATCTTGTACTCTGTGATGCGGTTGGTGGGACCGTATTCGCCTTTCGCAGGCTGGATCTTCACCTTGACCATGAACGGCTTGTCGTGAAGCTCCTCGCTGTTCTTTGGGTGCATCACTCCTACCGCACGGCATATTGACGAAAGCGCCCGCAGAGCAATCGTCTGCGCCTGTTCGGATTCGTTGACGATGTTGAGGCGGTCAAACAGTTTTCTTCCTTTGTGATCTCCGTCTATCACGTTATAGACGAGCTGGAGATATTTTCCCTTTCCGGTACTGGCTTCCTTCATTTCGCTGGACTCGATTACTACTACATAATCGCCAACGGGCAGCGGCTCAAACGAGCCGAGTGGTTCTACCTCTTCTGCGTTGTAGTTCAGTTCTACCATTTCAGTTTTCTCCGTTTGGTAAATGTTTTGCAAACTCTTCCCATGAAAGCGGGACTGCTTCCGGCATATGATACCGGTTCTTCGCTGTGTATGAAGGCGACACCGACAGTCGAAGTACGCGGTCCTGCGTTGCGATTGCCCGCGCCCGCTTCTCGTCCTTCTTTCCGGTTTCGTCAAGCTTTGTGAACATCTTAAGCGAGGCGAACCCAACCACATCGCAGTACTCTGTTGTCATCGCTGCAGCCCGCTTGTTAAGTTTCAAAGCGTTGGTGTCATAGGCAGGATGCTCTGGGTCTTCTACATGAGTGTAGGCGCTGTGAGCAATCAGGATGGTAATCAGCCCCTTCTCGTCGCGGAGACCGGTTATGTACGAGAACAGTTCCCGCCATTCAGTCTGTGCTTCAATGTACCCCTTTCCATATCCAGGGGTTTCAATTGATGGAACACCGAGCCGCTTGCAGGTTGCTGCCCATACCATAGATTCGAGCGCGTCAAGACTGTCAATAACAACCGTCTTGAAATCGTGGTCTTCTTTCCCTAGAGTGGCTAGGCAGTCAAGTACTTCGGCAAATGTTGTGCATACCGGGAAGTGTGAAACTTTCAGATCGCCAAGGCCGTCTTCTGTCAAAATGAAAATCGGGCTCGGAGCGCCAGCGGCAAACGTAGTCTTTCCGATTCCCGGAGGACCGTAGAGCGCAATCCTTGGCGGTCTTGCAATGTTCTTGCTGATACTTTTCAAGTCGATAGACATCGTTACCTCTGTGTTGATTGTTTGGTTGATTGATAGGTTCGGCGTTTTCCGCTTTACCTTGAAAGAGTGTTATCGTTCAATGTATTTATAGCCTGCTCTTTATGTTTTGGTAAAGCAACGATTATATAGAAATAAAACAAACCGTTTGCTCATGCTCACAGTTGAAGAAATAAAAGACAAACTCAAAGACAGGACACTAACGAAGGTGGCAGAAGCAACAGGATTATCATACCCGACAGTCTGGAAAATTGCCAACTGCGAAAGCGAACGAGTTGAGTATGGAACCGTAAAGAAACTGTCGGATTACCTAGAAGCGTCAGCGTGATACCTTATGACATCTCTTGTAGGAACAGTCATTGCCCCCGCGCTCAAAAACCACTGCAGGCTTATAAAACTCAAAGGACACACGAAAGCAGCGATAGAAACCGGTTGGAACCTCGATGCAAACTATTCCACTGAAGACGAAGAAATAATTTCCCATATCGCTTCCGGATCGAACTATGGTATCGTCCCACAAAACGGGCTTGTGGTTATAGATTGCGACACTGAGAAGCTGTACGACAACCTCCCTATGAAATGGAAGGAATCGTTAACCGTGCTTACCGGGAGATCAAACGAGCCAGGACATCACGTTTTCCTGCACTGCACGGACGCCCCACCAGAAAAATTTGTCATTAACGATCCCGAGACTGCATCTCCACTAGGGGATATACGCGGGAGCAATAAATTCTATACGGTGGGAGCTGGGAGCATACATCCAGATACCGGGAAAAAATACGAATACTTAAACAAGGATGCGCCAATTATCGACGTGGCATGGGCAGAAATAAAATCGGCGCTTATTGATGCGTTTCCAATCCACTTCAAGAAAACAATTCCAAAAACCACGAGAAGCCTTTCAGGTTCTCTTTCTGACAAACTCGGTTTGAGGATAGAAAACTTCGCAATGCCAACCAAACCAACGCACCGCGCTAACGGAGATATTCAAGGGGGGCATCCGATACACGGGTCCACAACCGGGATGAATTTTTCAATTAACACTCATAAGAACGTCTGGCATTGCTACAGGGACGATGTTGGTGGAGATCCGGTTTCCTGGATTGCATACGCTCATTGCGGAGTCGATGAACGAAACTGTAACTGTTTGTCTACTGACGAGTTTAAGGATGTGAAAGACTGGTTATATGACAACGGGTATCAAAAAGAAATTGATGCGCTGGCTGACGAATACTTTTCAGATAGGGATTTGCCAACTGTAGATTTGAGTGGAATCCTAAATCCCCCATTCCTGGAAGGCGAAGATGATGAAATTGAAAAAGCAATACGGGAAGCCGAACTCCGGGGGAGACTACCAGAGTTCCCGGAGATACAGGATGGCTTGCTGCGCGATTATATTGAGTTCGGAAAGCAGGTAACATATTCTCTTCCGGAGTTTCACTTCGCTGCTGCTCTTTCTGTGATTTCTATGGCAATAGGAAGGCGGGTTGCCATACAGGTAGGAATGTCAAGGGTATACCCAAATATTTTTGCTATGGTGGTTGGGCACACTACAATTTCCGGGAAATCGGTTGCGTGTGATATGGCAATCGACTCTCTATCGGGTTCTGTGCTGCATGAAGAAGAACTCGCCAAATTCAATTCTGTCAGGTTGCAACGCGGGGAAATCAGTTCTCCTACTCTCGTGCAGGATCTCGCTGACGTTTACAACAGACTATGGTATTGGGATGACTGTTCTCCATTTCTTGAAAATGCGTCCGGATGGAATGCGAGTGTGCTCGGAACGCTCTGCACCATCTACGATTGCAGGCCGGTAGAAAGGTCGCTATCAAGAACCAAAGACGGACAGGAACGGATATGGAAATGCAACGAACCATATATGTCTGTACTGTTCAACACCACCAACCGCGATATCGAGCAGTTGTCTACCACCAGAATGTTTTCAAGCGGGTTCTTCCCTAGACTCATGTGGTTCATAGGAGAAGGCGGCACCCCGCGCAAGAACCATAAAATTACAGAGGGTGAAACCACACAACTCCGTTCGGTTGCTTCCCGCATAAAAAACATCAGGAACGCGCTGTATCCTCTTAACAACGATAGTATCATTTTCAGCGTGTCTGACCCGATTGAGGACTGGAGATTGTCCCGCACCATGAGCAGGCTTGAAAAAGAGGACGAAGCATATAGGGCGGTGTTATCCCGTGGATTCATACATGCTTACAAGCTTGCGGCGATTTTTACAATAACCGACCCTGAGTTCCAGAACAGCGTTCTTTTCAATAGTGCAACCAAATATCCGATTTCAATCGAAATACCCAACAGACACGCAATAGAGGCCATCAGAATCGTTGAAAATTATCTGGTTCCAAGAACATTGTACGTTTACGATCTGTGCGACAAAGCGGATGATAAGAACCACCAGGTAATAATCCTGAAGGCACTCGATCATTTCGGTGGGGTGGCAGAGAGAACAAAGCTTCTCCGCAAGACTCATTTATCTAGTAAGGATGTTACATTGGCGATCAAGACCCTGATCGAGTCTGGTGAAGTCAAGGTTTGCGAGCGTAGGTCCGGTGGCGCTTATAAGCCATCGACGTTCGTTATGAAGATATAACCCCACCCAATCCGCTTTTTAGTAAATCAACAAATTCACTAAATACACAAAACTCACATAGTGAGTGTGGGGCGCGAACACGCTAAAATTATAACGCCTGTGGATAGACGTTAGAGAGGGCTACTATATGTGTATTTAATTAAATTAATTAATTTTATACACTAAGTGAAAGATGGGAACTATTGATTGGGGTTACGGTATAAATCAGGCGTTGTAATATAATGGGTGTGTGAACTTTGTGAATAGTGTGAATTACGTGAGTTATTAAAAAAGAGTTTTTTACGAACCAGTTACAATTTTCCCTGGGTTCGTTAGAGATCCTTTTGGATCATAAACTTCTCCGTCGGCTTTGAGGGGTGTGATGTGTTTGACCCGCTCTGTAATCGCTTTGTCTGCACACTCTCCGAAGGTGTTGCCTTCGGTTACAATCGACGCTGCGTCGATTCGTGGGAATTTGAAAATGTACTTCATTGTTTTTCCTCGATATCTTCATCTGTTACTTCCGCGTCAAGCGTGTCGCGGATGAAAGCCTTGATCGATTCATCAAGCGTTAGGAGCGGGTAGCGTTTGATACGCACTACCTCGGCCTTTTTGGTGTAGGTTTTGTCAAGAGATACGGTGACGGTTCCCATCAGGAAACCTCCATACTATTGTTGTTGTTGTTGTTATTTATTGGTTGCTATACGCCGTCAAGCGTTATCAACCTTCTGAAAGTTCCTTGCCCTTGCAATCTCGGCGTAATCTTTGTCGATTTCGATCAGGACGCTGTTGAACCCTTCTCGCGTAGCTGCGATTCCAGTAGAACCGGAACCAGCGAACGGGTCCAGGACGATGCCGTTTGGCGGGGTGATTAACCTGCAGAGGTATTGGAGCAAGGCGAGGGGCTTCACCGTACTATGGGTGTTCGTTAGATTTTGCCAATTTTCTTTTACGCTTGTTTGTAATAGCATTTGTAATGCAACATCGCTTGCACCACGGGCTAATTCCATCTTTCCGCTTGTAGTAGTCAGTATCCACTTTTTTAAGTTCTCCACAATTGCAGCATGGCTTCCACCACTCTCCGTTGATGAGTTTGCATCCAGAATGGTATCGTTTGTGAGTGAGTGCATCAATAAGTGCAAGGTTTTCAATTCGATTATCTTGTTTATCTCCATTAAGGTGATGGATAAAGAACCCCACAGGCACCGGGCCGTTATGCTTTCTCCAGACTCTCCTATGTTCCATATCCCCGTTGATTCTGATGTAACCTTTTGGAGTAATTGAACCGCTACCGTAGTTACGTCTTTCTGGCATACACCTGAATATACGTTATTCTTCGTATTAAGTTTTACTGTACAGGTTCCGTTAAGTCCGATGTTGCGTTCACTCGTTGAGGCTTTGGCGCAGTAGAAGAAACGGGCTGCGGAACCGGAATCGCCTCGAGGTGCTGGAAACGAAACACGATTTTTGTTCCCCCCGAATTTAACCGGCCCGGAAAATCCGTTTGCTGTTGGTTCGTTTCCGGTTATAGCAGCGCATTGTCCCTTTGCATCTGGAAACACAGACAGCACTTCATCGCTGCCGTCGTGGATGAGGTTGGCGGGGAACCGGCCGGTCTGCTTACTCGCCCATTCGTCCCTGTTTAGTTCGGCATCTTTCCCATCTTGTGTTCTCCCAGCAAAGGCACCCACCTTTGTTGTTATCCTCCCCTGTGGGATTGCGCTTGCTTTGTCAGCATCTGACGAGTATTCCACCCTGCACCCATCAACATTAATCCCGCCACATCCCCACGTCAGGACATTATTCGCAACCGTTCCGTCCAGCGGTTTGCGGCATAGGACTATTGGTTCCCACGCGGGCTTCAGGGCTGTGCCCCAACCAGACCAGTTGCTATTACCGGTTGTCTTTTCTACATCCAGCGATTTCGGGAATCCCTGCCCATAGATCCAGCCAAGAGTATCCCGTATCTCCCATCCGGCATCTTCGATTGCAACCATCAGCCGGTGATGGGTGCGGGTTCCACCGAACGCCAGCAGGTGAGCGCCCGGTTTGGCGACCCGCAGGCACTCCTGCCAGAAGTGAACGCCCGGGACACCGTGGTCCCATTCCTTGCCCATGAATGACAATCCATACGGAGGATCGGTAACTATCGAATCGAAATAGTCATCTCCGAATATTCGCATCTGTTCCAGGCAGTCGTCCTCAAATACCGTTGCTACCATTTACTCTCCCAGTAATAACATCCAGCAGTTTCAACTTCTCACTCTCTAAATCCCCTATCAACTTGAACGCCTTCCCCTGCTGTTTCGCGCAGGCGTCGTAGCGTTCGCGGGCTCGAGCAATCCCACAACCAAAATTCGATATTACCCGCCTTTCCCTGTCTGTCACTGTTCCCGAAGAGTTTAGTTCAGATTTGCAGGAATATAGGCGGGTTCCCGCGATCTTCCCCCCAAAACATTTGCATGATGAATCGCAATGTTGGGGGGTCATACTTTGCTCCTTTCAAACTCTGCATTATTGCAGTCATCACATGGTTTCATGCAACATTTCCATTTCTTGCATCTTTTGGTTGGCTGCTGCGCGTCGGGGATCATGGGTGCTCCTGCTGTGCGGTGCGTCGGAGGGAATCAATGAAATCTGTTTCCTCATTCCATCCTTTCCATACATCTTTTTTAAGCATTCCATTCATTCTGCGGATTCTCCATGCCTGTAATTTATCCAGCGTTGCGAGCGTAGCGGCGCGGGCTGCTTCTTGCTTGTCGTAATCGAGATACGATTGTTTCTTCTTGCACGTTTCAAGTTCGTTACACTGTTGGCAACATTCACTTGATGGGTGTTGAGTGCCGAAACAGAGTTTTGATGTTCCTTGTTGAGATGCCGGGGTGTGCGGGTGGGCAAATAACGGAATCCCTCCACGCATCTCATTCAATGTCGGTGCTCTCCCGTTTGCATGGAAAAAACAAATTGCGGTGGTTACTTGATCGTATGTGAATAGTGGCTCGTCGTTCTGATTGCGCGATTGTTCCCGCTGTGGCTGCTGTGCGTCGGGGGTCATGTTCCAAATCCCATTGGGCAATGCCCCTCTTCGCGCAGGTATATACACCCGACATGTCCAAACCTATTGATCCAAGAGAGCGTACATTTCGAGAGGTCGTACAGCTTTCCACCCTCTAACGGGACGGTTCCGTTCATGAATCTCCCGATATGCTCTCTCCTATGCTCACAATCGGCAAATGTTCTGATCATCTCATCTCACCTTCCTCCTATACAGCGACTTCCGCATATCCGCAATCACCGCAACGCACTCTATGCGCCCGGATGCTCGCAGGGCTTTCAGGTGCAAAAAGATTGTCCGTCTGCACGCAGGGATGGTACTCATCAATCCGTCAACGGTTGACGGGGCTTTGGTTAACTCGCGGAGTATTGCTCCTGGGATTTTGGAAGGGGGGTGGAAAGAATTGCCTTTGGTGAATGTCATTCAGAATCACCAGTTATCGGAACGTGTGGCGGATTTACAGAGTTCTTGATGACTTCCTTCCAATGCGGACCGGAACCACACTTCACAACAGGTAATGCCTCGGTGTGATAGTCGTCGCCGCTTGCTTTCGGAACTAGGCAGTTTTCACGCTGCATAGCATCGGCATATGGCAGTTCCCACTTCTTGCATAGAGATAATGCCTTTGTGTATTCTGGATTTATTTTCAGTTTGTCGTGTCCGTCTTTGATCTGACTGTGGAATGGTATTCCCCACTTCCCTTTCCGTGGTTGTTTCTCTGTTGGTTCTTCGTGCTCAATATCGTTCAGCAACTCCAAGAGTTTAAGTGCTTGTTTTGGGGTTGCATCGGTTATGTGCAAATCTATTCTCATTCCACCACCCTCTCCCATATCCCACAATACTCGCAGTAGTCCCACAGGCACAGGCCGTTCGGTCCCTGGAAGATGAGGGGCGTCATAAGGTATGAGCACTCGCGGCAGTAGGTCATCATTTCCCTCTCTCTGCTTTGTTCTCGCAGTAGTTGTGGTAATCATTCCGCTCTCTACAGTTTTTGCAGATTGTATCCAGAACGAGAGCCTGTTTGTTCTGCCAGAACCATGCTAGAAGTTCACGCTGTTCTCCACCAGTAAATCCAATTGTTCTCCACCCGTCTGACACCAATATGCCATCGGGGGTTACTGTTACTTTTATCTCCATCCCACGCACCCCACAGCCATCCTCTCCGCTCGCGCCTTGTCCCTCTTTTCCTTCCGTGCAACCAGCGCCTTCAACGGCTCCCGCGTCGCTCGCGTGAGCGAATACCGCACCGGGCAGTAGTGCATATCCCGCACCCACATTCCCGCGTCGTTACAGTACTCCCCGAGCACAACCACCTTGCGCCCAGAACCAGTTGGGCGGTAAAGCCCTGTGCGCTGGTCCCGCTCAATGGCGGTGTATGGCCGTGATGTGCGCTCTATGGAGACGTGGCGGCATGGGTTCCCGAACATCGGGCAGATGTCGTTGGTGAGGGGGGTCATGGGTGCTTCTCCTGCTTCGGTTTCACTATACGCTCTTTGCACCAATCGGTTGCAGAATAACCTTTTTCACATACAATTCTTTTTTCAATTGTATCGCAGATATCCCTTAATTGGTTTGGGGCAATCACGGCAAATTTCCCCCCGATGGTAAACTGGATTGCACTACCGTATTTTCCCTGCATCGTTGCCGTCAAACTTAATTCATCCCCGCCATAATCCATGCTGTTTGGGATGCTTGGGTATCTGCGAAGATTATTACTCATTTCCGTTCCTCCTGTGCTGCGGTGGTGCTCATGAGGGTTTCTGCAATAGAAATCGCATGCGCCATTCCTTGAATTAAACGGGCGCGGGTTAAACAATTTGAAATGGGGCATGGTATCTTCTTTTCTTCGCAGTAAGACGGATAAAATCTGCACACGTGCTCTATTGGGCAGTGTTCCGGCTGCTGTGCGGGGGTCATTTAATCCTCCACGCAAGATCCCGTTTAAAATCGTCACCTTGGAGATATGCAAGAGAGTCTTTACAGAACACTTTTGCACCGACATACTCCGCTTCTTGCTCTATGAGAGTGATAGAGAAGCGATCTGGTTCAACCGTCGGGTTTGTCTGCGCACCGAGGACAACCTGTCTGATACCCGCAATATTGACACTTGTTAACTTCCCGAGCAGAGGTTCATAACTGATAAATGTGTTTCCTTCCGGTAACCGCTGGAGCCAATGGATCCGCTGGTTTGCTGATACCTGATCGGTTACGGTTGCACCGAACCAACAATTGTCCTTAATGTAATCCCCGGGAATAGTGAGGTATCTCGACGGGGCCTTTGTCAGAAAGATGTAAGTGTGCTGTGGCGCTTTCCAGATCTCGTCAAATACCGCATGTATCCAAAGATCCGGCACCCATTCACCAAACAGATCCGCCATTGAGCAGACGAAAATAGACTGCGGTTTCTTCATTTTCATGGGATCGTTCAGCCGTTCAGCGTGAAACATCGGCTTGAACCCATTCGGCCATGCCTTGCTGCCTTTGAACCGTTCTGCTATCTTTCGGGCGTAACAATACGGGCACCCGTGCAGACACCCGGTAACCGGGTTCCACGTGTAATCGCACCATTCAATCGCGGTTTTGTTCATTTCTCCCTCCGGATCTGATGCTTGCCGGTTACGCGGTCGTTGGTTATCCACAGCCGGTCGTTGGGGTGCGTCCGTTTGTTCTGCTCGAGGTATGCGTTCAGCTCTCCCCAATCCAGCGTCTCAAATAATATTTCGTTGGCCGGGAGTGCTGCCGGGGGAACCAGAAAGTCAAGGTTGATAACCCCGTAATCCGCAAGCGTGGGGGTCATCTCGGGCACCCCGATCCGATCTCCGTGTTGATGTCCCGGGAGATTGCGCCAATCGTCGCCTGTTGTCGCCGGATCCGGTTGCAGAGATCGATCCGTTCCATGTAGCAGCCCTCCGCGATGGTCTGGAGATCGTCCTCAGAGAGTTCGGGGAAGTATTTGGTCATGGCAACCACCGAATTACCATAAATTTATTTTGATACAGTTCTTTACCGTATTCCTTCTCGAACCAATCCCACATCTGGCCCGATGTTTCAAATCCGTCCCGCTTTGCGATCTCCCCGTGAAAATCTGGATTATGTGCCTGCTTTAATTTTGTCACCGTTCTCAAAAACGGCGGGTGATCGCCGCCGCTGAATGTGATCAGGAACGGGCGGTCAGATGGTACAGCATCCCGTATCCTCGTTCCACCGTTGCGGGGGTTGTGCCAGAATAGGTTATATCGTCCTGTCGTTTCCCGTTTATTCCAGCAGTTCAGGAACCGTTTATATTGACCCGGTGAAAATTTCCGGATCGTCTGGCACTTCTCCCCACTTTCGATCTTCTCTTTAAATACACTGAATGATAGAATCATAGTGCCGCTGCCCTCCTCCGCCATCCGCGTTGCTGTTGAACGCCTTTCCGGATCCCCGATACCTTCTCATACAGGCATCGCTCCACGTTATCGCAGAAATACAAGCCGCTGGCGTTCCGCCATATCTGGGCCGGCTTGCGTTCCAGTTCCTTGCCGCAATGGGCACAATATACGATTGTCATTTCGTCTTTCCCGTCCTCTGCTTGTCGATTTGCATCCGGGATAAGCTATCTCCCATCTTATCCAGCCGTTCGGTTACGAACGATATCAGGCGCTTTTTGTCTGTGAACATATCGTCACTCACTCCATACGGGGCGTAATGGCATTGCACCCGCCACTTGTCGATCATAATACAATCGACCCCGCAATGCTTTCCGCCATCTCAGACGGCATGGCGTTTGCGATCATCTGCGATACCTGCGATTCTGTCCCGTTCCAGATGTAGCCGGGTGGGAACCCCTGTAAACTTGCCGCCTCTGCTAAGGAAATATTACGACATTCGCCCGGGTGGACCATGTAAACTTTTTTCAGGTTCACGACCGCCGGAGATGGCTGATCCCACTGGAGCCTGATCATACTCCTGAAATTCCCGGTGATGCCAGTCCATTCTCCGGGTATTGCATGGGTGAGCCGCTCCAGTGTGTCGGGCCGTGACTGCATCAGGCCCCAATTGTTCCGTATGCCGGAGAATGCCTTCCGGACGGTTGAGGCGGGGCGCTTCTCAGGAGGGGCCCATTGGCGGCCGCGGAGCCCGACCACAATCCACCGCTTCCGCGTCTGTGCTGCCCCATATTCCGCCGCGTTGAGGTAAACAGAGGTGACAGAATAGCCGGCCATTCTCCCTGTACGGATGACTGAATTTTTCCGTTCTTTTGTAACCCCTGGGACGTTCTCCATCATAAAGAACTGCGGGCGGATCTCTGTTACCAGTCGCATGAATTCACCCATGAGGTAGTTCCGGGGATCCTCTTCGCGGTACTCCCTAAGGAGTGTGTTTCTCTCGTCGGGTTTGTTCCGCTGTGTGTTGATGATGCTCGAACCCTGACATGGCGGACCCCCAATAACGCCCGTGATGCCGTCGTAATCTCCCCGGCAGCCGGTCAGGAACCTGATATCCTGCCGCCTTACATCGGTTCCCCGGTGGTTCGCCGCGTAGGTGCTGACGGCCTCCGGCTTGATATCGAAGGCATGAGTGATCTCGAAATGCTTCCGGAATCCCTCGGCCTCACCCCCGGCACCGCAACAGGCTTCAAGGATGGTGCCGCTCATCGCTGTTGCTCCTGTGCGGTGCGGAGGGATCTAATTATCCCCCAAAGCCTATTGCCATATTCCAGATGGATACGCATTTCTTTTTCATTGTCTGAAAGGCTTGCTTCTTCGTATTCTTCACATGAGTATTTGTTAAGATCACTCAACATCTCAATCGCTGCGAGCGTGGCGGTGCGGGCTGCCTCATCGCAATTTATACAGACATGCTTACTAGGCTCACTCCGGCATAGCTGGTACCTGGCGTCGGGAGATTTGGTTTGCCGTTCCTGCACCATGTCTTTTGTACTTGCGAGAGGTTCCGGTGCCGGGGTGCG